GTAATCCAACTAAAGTATCTCTATCTGGTAAACTACCATCTCTAGCTTCATTTAATCCAGTCACATCTCTTATCATTTGTAAATAATAATTATACGTTTGAATTAAACTTTGAATCTTAGCTTGACCCGAATTAGTAGCTAATTCTTGTACAGGTATTTTCCCTCTATTTAATTCGCCATCTTGGGTTAAAGATCTCCCTACAACTGAACCAGTTTGGAAATACATATTTAATGCTTCTGCTGGATTATAGTTAGTTCCATTACCAAGATCAACCTCAGCTAATCCGTCCATATCTAAAAATACACCGTCAGGTACTATTCTAGCTATAACTTGCTGAAGTTTTAAATGTGTTAACTGAATCATATCAGCAAACCCAGTAATTCTACTTACAATAGAATCAATACGCCCTTTATATATTCTAGGAGCGCAAATAGCATAATTCATTTCTACTTTAGTAGTATCCGCAAAAGGGCGTGTCATATTTTCTGCCATTTCCCATTGCAACATTGTATTAGTTCCTAAAACTTTAACACCTTTATATAAAACCTCTATACTTCTACCTACTCTTTCAAAATTATCATTTTCTGGAGGATTAAATGTATCAGGTTTTTCTAATGCTTTTTGTAATCCATAAGGTGTTTCTTTTATTTTAAATACTTGATCAGTATAAGTTTTATATTCAAAATATAATACTTGAACTGTATTTTCATCAAAAGCTCCCCACCCATAAATATAGTTTCTATTTCCTTTATTTTGTTGAATTTTTTCTAATTCTTCATTTGGAATATTAGGAAATTGTTTTTTAAGTTCAGGAATAGTAACTCCTTTTACTTCACCTACATAATATATATCTTCAAAATTAGGATCTTCTGTATAAGAATATATCATATATGCAGGATCAACATAATCTACAGTAATACCATTAGCTAAATTAAAATTAGTTTTACATGCTGCAATTCCACAAGTTACTAAATCATAATTTATTCTACGCTTAATTAAATCAAACCTATTTTGATCTAATACATGATTAATAGCCTCTTCTTCTGCAATTTCAATAGCTTGTTTATAACTTAATTGCATATGAAGTTCTAATTCTTCTTTAGTAGTTGGTAATTCTTCTTGTGATATTGTAGTACGAGACAAATCAGAACCTAATTGTTCTGTAATTTGCTTCATAGTATCTTTAGCAAATATATCTTCAGCCAACATTTTTGCATAATTTGTTCTTTTAGTTAAAGATTCTGGGTCTTGAGCATATGCGTTTATATCATAATCTTTAGCAGAAATTCCATTAGCTAATATATCTACAAATTTAGAAATTATAGGAACAGGTTTCCAATCTAAATTAAGATAGGATAAATCACCATTAATAGATAATTCATCTTTATATTTTTGCACAGGTTGTTCACCTCTTGCATATAATCTTAATCTATTATAATTATTCCAAGTAGTTAAATATCTATTACCATTAGTACGACCTTGACTAAACCATTCGTATTCAATAGCTTTAGCTACTTGTTCTCCATATTCCCAGCTTGATTTCTCTGCGTCACTTACTACTTGACTCGGAAAAGGACTATTAGTATTATAGTTTATCTTCATTTATTGTATAATTTTGGATAGTGCTCCTGTATTGTCGTATTTTTTAATTCCTAAATCATATTCTTGTTTAATAAGTTTAGGAACTGGTCTATATTTATTTTTATTACAAGCCATAATTGCTAATCCTGAACTAATGGAAGCATCATGCTTAGTTCTATTATTAATATTAAATTTACTCCAGTCATCTAATGTACGTTGAAAATATATATCTCCATAAGTACCATCTTCTTTTAATCCTATATATTCTTCTATATAAGATTCAATTGCTGCAGCATGCGCTTGTATAATATCTTGACTTGAATTAGGTATTCCACCTATTTCTCTTTCGGTAACAGATAATTTATTATATATTTTATCTGGTCTATTCATTGCATAACCCCTATATCCTCTTCTTTTAAAATGATATAATAATCTGGGTTTATTATTTTCACATAATAATGGCATTCCATAAAATATACATGCCATTAATACATCTTCAAAGAATGTTTCAGCTGTTTGAGGCCTAGCAATATATTCTAAGAAAAAATGATGTGGTGGAATATCTTCCATACTAAATTTAGTTAATCCATGTAATGATCCATTTGAACCTCTTCCATCTACTGTTCCTGATATATCATAAGGGTCACAACCAAAAGCACCTAAATTTTCATTAGCTGGATATTTTTTCCCTAATTTTAGTATTATATTATTTTGTAGTCTAGCAGGTGGAACCCATGATACTAAAAATCTACCACTTTTATTAGGTACAAAAATTACTTCAGTATCTTTAATGCCTCCAACCCATTGGAAAGATCCTTGTGTAATAACACTGCTGTGTTTTATATCAGCATTCCAATCTATTTGTTGGTATATCTTAGTTAAGTTAAATAAAGAATTTTTAGATTCATCTCTAAAAGCATGTTTAGTAGTTCTTGGGAATTGTCTATAAAATTCATTTAAAGCGTCTTGGTCTTCACTTAAACCATCAACTTCATTTTTCCAATAATCTAATACTCCTAATTTAATTTTTTGTCCGTGGGGGTCTTCATCCGGGGTTTTGGGTGTTTCGAATACAGGTAAGCCATGAGAGTTAATGTATCCCTCGTAGTTCCATTCCATAGGTATGAACAAACTATATAATCCTGAGCGAGTCTGTCCATTGGCGTTTCGTTTTGTAACATCTGAGCTTTCATATAGTTTTTTAAAATTATCACCACCTTTATCTAAAGCGTTTGAAGTGCTGCCCATCATACATTTACCAATAATCCTACTCCCTAATCGTAAACATGTTTTAGTAACTCTCCAGTTATTTAATATATTATTTGGTCTTTCCCATTTACCTGATTCATCGTGCACTAATAGTTTTAATTTTTCACCATCATAACTATTATCTCCTGTATTTTTCCAATCAATAGTTGTATCAAGCCCTTCTAATTCTTCAAGTACTTCACCTGTTATAATCTTTCTTCTAGTAAATTTAGAAGCTGGAACCCTATATGCTAATTCTGTTTTAGGTCGATCCATACCATCTTGAATCGGTTTAAAAAAGAATGGATAGTTAACTGAAATAGGGACAACCTTATCAGTGAACATCGTTTTAGCATCTGGTCCAGTTTTAGATAATATTCCATACCTAGAATCACTAGATATTGTAGCTAAGTTTACAACCTCTCCTGAGGCCATAAAAGAGAATCCTGACCTACGGTTTTTAAGGTAACACATTCCATAGCATCTGACGTCTGCTTTGCAAGCTTCCCAGAATATAAAGAATAATCTATTGGCTTCTCTAAAATCTGGTGGCCCAACATCAATCTTACTCCACTGCAAGTACATATAGTGAGTGCCAGTAAGATAAATAGGTTTATCTTTATTATAATACCAAAAACCTTGTTCTCTTCTATTAAACTCTTCGTCAATATAATCATACCACTTTTCTTTAAAATCTTCTGGATATTTATCCCATTCGAATACACTTTTAATATTACCTAATACTTTAGGTAATAAAGTTTTTTCCCATTTTTCCGATTCAAATTTATGGATATTTTTAGGCTGTTTAGGTAAAGCTATTTTTAATCCTTGAATTTCATATACTTCCCCAATTTCACCCGTCTTACTAATAACTATAAAATCATGATCTTCATTATATCCATACTCCCATTTTTTATACCTATTATTTCGTTTAAGAATTTTAGATTTAACGTAATTTGGTAATATTTTATATAAAGTTTGTTTATACATTATTTAGATCTCCTTTCTGCAAACCCTTTAAAAGATTTTTCTTTCTTTTCTTCTACTTTAGGTTTATCTTCTAGCATATTTTTTTCTTCTTCAATTCTATTTAAAATTTCAAAAGCATCGAATATAGCTAACTTTTTAGTAGCTGCGGCATTTTTAAGTCTATCTGCGGAAATATCAGTATCAGAATCAACAATAGCTTCTTTAGCAACTTTGATAAGTTCCTCAACGGCTTTATGCCCAGCTTGGATTATATTCTTCTTCGTTTCCTTGGTATTCATACTTTATAACTATATCATTTGATTTCATACAATATACACGCTCTTTATCAATCATAAACTCCCATTCTCCTCCGGGTTTAAACCCTACTTTGTCTCCTGGGTTGATTTCAATACCTTTTAAAGTATTATTACCAATTTTTAATACTCCAATACAAGACTCTTCATTATGCGTGCTAAATTCATCTGTATTTTTAAGGGGTTTTATGAAACATCTATCATTAATAGAGGTCCATTCGCCTGTATTTTTATATAAATAAATTTGTTCTAGTGCTGCAAAATACATATTGTCTCTAAAATATGAACGACTATTTTGTTGTTCGCCCTTCATATTATAAAATCTACGAAATATATTTTGATGTACTACAATAATATCCCCTTTTTTAATTGGCGTTTTAAAAGCTAAAGGTGTTTCAATAACCTTAGCTGTTCTATTTACAAATTTAAAACTTTCAATTTTAGTATTTAATACTAAATTTTTATCTTCTACTGTAGCAGTATTAGCGTATCTTTCGCCAACAGGCTCTATAATAAAATCATATAAACTTCTCATTAATATTCTAAATCATATTCAATGGATATTGCCATGTTAGAATTAAACTTCTTCCAAGGCAATACCTCATTGTTTTTCTTTATATAAATATTATAAGATTTATCCTTTTCATCTAATATAATATGAGAAATTTCATGTCCTCCATAAACTTGTTGACCAACAGAATAATGCATAGCGTCATTTTTATAATCAGATCCAATACTGATTTTACGGACTACATTATTCATTACTATTTTTTTTCTTCTTCTACTGCGTCTTCTTCTTTAGTTTCTGGTTTAATTTCTTCATAAGAACCATCTTGTAAATTTATACTTATTGAACCATACTTTTCTTCTAGTTCTTGTTTTAATTTTCCTTGATCTTGGTTTAACCCAGCTATTACATGCAATACTGCATGTTTTTCAGTTTCTAATACACCTACATTCTGAATAGCTTTTGCTAATTCATTTTGACCATTTACTACTTTTTCTAGTTCTTCTTCTGTAATTTTTTTAACTTCTTCACTCATTTTTATTTAATTTAATTTGTTATATATTGTCGTTTATAAATTGAAATATTATTACTATCACCACTAAATTCACATTTAACAGTATTTTCATCTACCATTGTGTATTTAATTGACACCCACCAGTCATTTTCTGGATTGTATATTTGTGTAATAATATGTTCCTTTTCTTTTTCTAATACTTCTTCTTTTAAAATATTACCCTCTTCCCAGGATACATTTGTAAATTGTAGTTTTTCTTCTTCATTAACTACTACAAATACATAATGGCTACTGCTTTCACCTTTCCATATTCCCGGTAGTTCTTTGCTTATTTGGCTATAACTAGTCATAGCAATAAGCATACAAATACTTAATAATAATTTTTTCATAATTTTTAATTTAATTTAA